AACCTTCACAGCAACAAACGTCGGCATCGGAACGGCCGCGAGCGCAAATCTGACGGTTCGGGGAAACGCATGGTTCTCGAATAGTTTCTGGACAACGAACGTGATTGCGACTTCCGCGAATATCACGGGGACAGCGAACGTTGGGACATTCATAGCAACTTCGAACGTCGGTATTGGAACGGCCGCAGGCGCAAATTTGACGGTTCAGGGAAACGCATGGTTCTCGAACAGTTTTTGGACAACGAACGTGATTGCGACTTCCGCGAATATCACGGGGACGGCGAACGTTGGGACATTCATAGCAACTTCGAATGTCGGCATTGGGACGGCCACAAGAGCGAACCTGACTATCCAGGGAAACGCATGGTTCTCGAATAGTTTCTGGACAACGAACGTGATTGCGACTTCCGCAAACATCACAGGGACAGCGAACATTGGGACATTCATAGCAACTTCGAACGTCGGTATTGGAACGGCCACGAGCGCAAACCTGGCTGTCCAGGGAAACGCATGGTTCTCGAATAGTTTCTGGACAACGAACGTGATCGTAACTTCCGCAAATATCACGGGAACAGCGAATGTCGGAACCTTCATAGCAACTTCGAACGTCGGTATCGGGACGGCCGCAAGCGCGAACCTGACTGTCCAGGGTAACGCATGGTTCTCGAACAGTTTTTGGACAACGAATGTGACCGTAACTTCCGCAAATATCACGGGAACAGCGAATGTTGGGACCTTCACGGCAACAAACGTCGGCATCGGGACGGCCGCAAGCGCAAACTTGACTGTCCAGGGAAACGCATGGTTCTCGAATAGTTTCTGGACACAGAACGTTTTGGCAACAACAATGAATTTAACATCGATGAATACTGTATCTATTTATTCTCCTTCTGGATTTGTGGGAATTAATACATCGTCTGGACTTGGAGCGACCCTCCAGGTTCTAGGAAATATTTATGCTTCAAATGCCATATCAGGTGGCAACCTTACAGTCTCGGGAAACATATACTATAATGAAGATCTGACAAAGCGGTCAATTCATCTAGCCCCCTCTACAGCAAATTCAGTTGCGATCCAGTCATGGATTTCGGCCACATGTAACGCATCTGATCAGCCTTCGATGTCATATTGGTCGACCTCGCAAATTCCCGTGTACGCAAACATTACGGGAGGTCCACAAGGCCAGAGCGACTATGTAGGTTCCGTTCTTTTGCCGGATGGGCGGGTTCTCTTTGTTCCCTATAACGCATCGAATATCGGATTTTTTAATCCCATGACAAGTACGTTCTCATCCGTCGTTGCGTCGGGTCTTACTGCGTCTAGTAATAAATTTCGAGGGGGAGTTCTTTTGCCAAATGGAAATGTAGTGTTCGTCCCGGCAAGTTCTTCAAATGCTGGAATGTTTAATCCCTTGAACTATACATATTCGAATGTTCCGGCAACCTCTGGATTCGGGGGAGGAGTCCTCGCGCCGAATGGAAATGTAGTGTTTATTCCAAATACATGTGCCAATATAGGGCAACTCAATCCGACATCTTTGGTATATTCAAATATAACCTCGACTGGTGTTCTGGGTGGCATAGGTGGAGTTCTCATTCCGAATGGAAACGTGGTCATTGGGGGTACCAGTAATATCTGTATGTACAACACGACGGCAAATCCCCCTATATTTTCTAATATTATAGGAGCCAGTCTTCAATCTCCAGTTCTTGCGCAAAATGGAAATATTATACTATTTTCAAGCACGGTATCATCGGTAGCTTCCTTTAACCCGACCACTCTGGCACTTTCGTCATTTGGTAGCACAACAACGATAGCTTTCAGTCTCGGCGGGGGGGTACTTTTACCATCCGGAAATATAGTATATACCGGGGGGACGTCAATTGCTATGGTAGATCCAAATGTATTATCCGCATCTACAGTCCTTTCCGGAATTCCTACAAATTCTTTTAGCGGAGCGACACTTATTCCGAGTGGTCAGGTCGTCTTCACGCCGTATTCATCGGCAAACGTGGGCATCCTTGATACAATGACTCCGGCTCCTCAAGAGTTTTGCCTGAGCCCTTATTTTAATAAATTCTAATCTCCACAAGTACCAGAGATGCCCATCATCACCAATTTCGGTGATTCAAATACACAGGGTAATACTATTCTTCAGCAAAATCTCACCGTCCTAGGAGCTTTTTCCACTTTTACCGGAAATCTCGTCGCCGGCTCCTCAACGGTCGGGATAGGAAACGTCGCGTCCCCCTTCGGGACCGCCTATATAACGACTGCGAACGTCGTGACTCTCAATATTACGTCACTTATCTCCGCGGCAAACTTTCAGGTCCAGGGAAATATTTATGCCGCGAATGCCCTGACGACGACTAATGTCATTGTATTAAATTCGAATGTAACGGGAATTTCCAATACTCTGAGTCTCGTGGTCACCTCAAATATTGGAATTGCTACTTTACCGACCGCAAATGCCCTAAGTGTTCAAGGTAATCTCTATGTTTCGAACAGCATTACGACAACAAACCTTACGGCATCTCTGGCGAACATTACAGGTACCGTAAACGTACAGTCTTTCGTGGCTTCCAATCCCAGTGGAATTGGAACGAATGCCAGCGGAAATACATTGAGCGTCCAGGGGAATGTTTACGTCTCGAACGCCATAACAACCACAAATGTTGTTGCTTCTCTTGCGAATATTTCAGGGACCGCGAACGTCCAGACTCTCGTGACCGCCAACCCTATTGGGATTGGAATTACTGCCGGAGGAAACACCCTAAGCGTTCTGGGCAACATCTACGCCTCGAACGCCATCACGACCACAAACGTTGTCGCTTCTCTTGCTAATATCACAAGTACAGCGAATATCCAGACTCTCGTGACAGCAAATCCTATTGGGGTTGGAATTATTGCCGGGGGGAACACGCTAAGCGTTCTGGGCAACGTCTACGTATCGAACACCATTACGACCACAAACGTCGTTGCGTCCCTGGCAAACATCACAAGTACCGCGAACGTTCAGACTCTTGTGACCCCGAATCCTATTGGGATTGGAATTATTGCCGGGGGAAACACACTGAGCGTTCTAGGAAACGTCTATGTCTCGAACTCCATCGCGACCACAAATGTTGTCGCTTCTCTTGCGAATATTTCAGGGGCCGCGAACGTCCAGACTCTCTTTACCACGTCTTTAGGCATTGGAACTAATGCGGGAGGTAATACTCTAAGCATCCAAGGAAATGTCTATATTTCAAACTCTATTACGACTACAAACGTCGTCGCTTCTCTTGCGAATATTTCAGGGACCGCGAACGTTCAGACTCTCGTGACCGCAAATCCTATCGGGATTGGAGTTATTGCCGGAGGAAACACTTTGAGTGTTCTGGGAAACGTCTACGTCTCGAACACCATCACGACAACAAACGTCGTCGCTTCTCTTGCGAATATTTCAGGGACCGCGAACGTCCAGACTCTCGTGGTCGCAAATCCTATCGGGATTGGAATTACTGCCGGAGGAAACACTCTGAGTGTTCTGGGCAACGTCTACGTCTCGAACACCATCACGACAACAAACGTCGTCGCTTCTCTTGCGAATATTTCAGGGACCGCGAACGTCCAGACTCTCGTGACCGCAAATCCTATTGGGATTGGAATTACTGCCGGAGGAAACACGCTGAGTGTTTTGGGCAACGTCTACGTATCGAACGCCATCACGACCACAAATGTCGTCGCTTCTCTTGCGAATATTTCAGGGACCGCGAACGTCCAGACTCTCGTGACCGCAAATCCTATTGGGGTTGGAATTATTGCCGGGGGAAACACCCTGAGCGTCCAAGGAAACGTCTATGTTTCAAACTCTATTACGACCACAAATCTCATTGCGTCTCTGGCAAATATCGCGAGTATCGCAAACGTCCAGACACTCGTCACCACGTCTTTAGGGATTGGAACTATCGCGGGAGGCAATACTCTAAGCATCCAGGGCAACGTCTATGTTTCAAACTCTATTACGACCACAAACGTCGTCGCTTCTTTTGCCAACATCACGAGTGCCACGAATGTCCAGACACTCGTCACCACATCTTTAGGGATTGGAACTATCGCAGGAGGTAATACTTTGAGCGTCCAGGGAAACGTCTACGCCTCGAACTCCGTCACGACCACAAACGTTGTCGCTTCTCTTGCTAACATCACAAGTACCGCAAATGTCCAGACTCTCGTGACAGCAAATCCTATTGGTATTGGAATCATAGCGAGCGGAAATACCCTGAGCGTTCTGGGAAACGTCTACGCCTCGAACTCTGTCACGACCACAAACGTCATTGCTTCTCTTGCTAACATCACAAGTACCGCGAACGTCCAGACTCTCGTGACAGCCAACCCCATCGGGATTGGAATCATAGCGAGCGGAAATACCCTGAGTGTTCTGGGAAACGTCTATGCCTCGAACTCTATCACGACCACAAACGTCGTTGCTTCTCTTGCTAACATCACAAGTACCGCGAACGTTGGAACTCTCGTGACCGCCAACCCCATCGGGATTGGAATCATAGCGAGCGGAAATACCCTGAGTGTTCTGGGAAACGTCTACGCCTCGAACGCTATCACGACCACAAACGTCGTTGCGTCCCTGGCAAACATCACAAGTACCGCGAACGTTGGAACTCTCGTGACCGCCAACCCCATCGGGATTGGAATCGTAGCGAGTGGAAACACCCTGAGCGTTTTGGGCAACATCTACGTGTCGAACGCCATCACGACCACAAACCTCATTGCGTCCCTGGCAAACATTACAAGTACCGCAAATGTCCAGACTCTCGTGACCACATCTTTAGGCATTGGGATTATCGCGGGAGGTAATACTCTAAGCGTTCAGGGCAACATCTACGCCTCAAATTCCATTACGACAACAAACGTCGTCGCTTCTCTTGCGAATATTTCAGGGACTGCGAACGTCCAGACTCTCGTGACCGCTAACCCCATCGGGATTGGAATCATAGCGAGCGGAAACACGCTGAGTGTTCTGGGCAATGTCTACGCCTCGAACTCCGTCACGACCACAAACGTCATTGCTTCTCTTGCGAATGTTTCAGGTACCGCGAACGTCCAGACTCTCGTGACTGCCAACCCCATCGGGATTGGAATCATAGCGAGCGGAAATACCCTGAGTGTTCTGGGAAACGTCTATGCCTCGAACTCCGTTACGACCACAAACGTCATTGCTTCTCTTGCGAATGTTTCAGGTACCGCGAACGTTCAGACTCTCGTGACCGCCAACCCCATTGGGATTGGAATCGTAGCGAGCGGAAACACCCTGAGCGTTTTGGGCAACGTCTATGCCTCGAATGCCATCACGACAACAAATCTCATTGCGTCCCTGGCAAACATTACAAGTACCGCAAACGTTGGGACTCTCGTGACCGCAAATCCTATTGGGGTTGGAATTATTGCCGGGGGAAACACGCTAAGTGTTCTGGGTAACATCTATGCCTCGAACGCCATCACAACCACCAACATCGTCGCTTCTTTGGCGAACATAACAACTTTGAACGTGGTCTCAATCTTTGGCCAGGCTGGAGTCGTCGGAATCAACACATCAACGAATCTTGGCGCTAATCTCACTGTTCTGGGTAATATCTACGCCTCGAATGGTTGGACAGCCCCGAACGTCTCTCTGACTGGAACAATCTCATATAACGAAGACCTCTTCAAGCGTGGTCCGTATCTGCTGCCCTCGACCGCCAATTCTACGACCATTCAGGCCTGGATTTCAGCAACCTGTAATGCCTCATCCCAGCCAACGAGATCATGGTGGGCCACCTCACCGGCACCAATCTTTGGGAATGTCGCCCAGGTCTCAGGGCAATATCAGGGCGGTGTCCTTCTTCCAGATGGCCGCGTCGTTATGGTTCCATCATCGGGCACAACAACTGTTGGATTTTTCAACCCGGCGACCGGATTATTTTCAAAGGTCACACCGACAGGTTCATCAATTTCCGTGAATTACGCAGGGGGGGTGTTGGCTCCGAACGGAAACGTGTTCTTTATTCCCCAAAGCACCGGAACTACGGTCGGGTGTTTCAATCCTATGTCATATGTATTTTCTACTATTAGTGCAGTGACCGGATTTTTTGGAGGTTGTTACGCATCCACGGGGAAGATTATTATGCCTCCTCTGACGGCGACAGTAGTAGGTATTGTTGATCCGGTCGCTCTTACTTACACCGGGGGTGTCGCAGCTACGGGCTATGCGGGCGCCGTCGCACTGCCTTCCGGGAATATTGTTTTCGTACCATACACATCGTCTAACATATCGGTGTACAATCCGGTCACAAATCTTTTAGTTAGTAATTTGGCCCATGGCCAGGTCACGAATGCTTTCGTCGGAGGGGTGCTCGCCCCCAACGGAAATATCGTTTTAATTCCAGGAGCCTCATCGAATATAATTGTGTATAATCCGGCGCTGAACACTCTAGTCAGTAATACGGCTCACAGCCTAACTGCGTCCCCTTTTTTTGGGGGAGTTTTGACACCATCAGGAAATGTTGTAATGATGTCATATAACTCTACTAGTTTTGGGATGTTCGATCCGGTCACGGCGGCATTTTCAACATTTGGACAAACAAGTGCATCGAGTTCCAAATATATAGGAGGGGTTTTGATTCCGGATGGCCGCATCGTGTGTATTCCTTTTACTGGTGCTTCAAATGTCGGCGTCATCAGCACATTGGTCCCGGCACCCCGTGAATTTTGTTTATCACCTTTTTTTAACAAGTTCTAGTGCCGAAATTAAGTTCTGTGAACTTAATAGATGTCAACGACGACTTTTTATAATTCAACTAGCCTTGTTGGTATTGGGTCAATCGGGATAGGGACAACGAGTCCACAGACGGCTCTTGACATCTATATAGGGACTATGAATGCCGCGACTGTCACGGCAACTCTTTACGGAGTCCTGGCCGGTTCAAACACCGTGAGCGGTTCTTCAATCTCTGGTACGACTCTCTATGGAACCCTAGCCGGTGCAAACACCGTTGGGGCGTCTACCGTTTCAGCCACGAGCCTTGTCGGAACCCTCTACGGCCCCCTGGCCGGTTCAAACACTGTCGGAGCATCGACCGTCTCAGCCACGAGCCTCGTCGGGACCCACTACGGAGTTCTGGCCGGGTCAAACACCGTTGGGGCGTCTACCGTCTCAGCCACAAGCCTCGTCGGAACCCACTACGGAGTTCTGGCCGGTTCAAATACGGTTGGAGCGTCTACCGTCTCAGCCACGAGCCTCGTCGGGACCCATTACGGAGTTCTGGCCGGTTCAAACACAGTTGGGGCGTCGACCGTCACAGCCACGGGCCTGACTGTGAATGGAAACTCAACCTTGGGGACGAAAGGGTCTTCCATTACAAATATTATTATAGGAAGCGTCGCTCTTTCGGGTATTTCAAATACTGTTGTGACTACTACCACAATTAGCATCGGTCAGACTCTTACGGGCACGAATTATATACCATTTGTTAATTTTAACTCTCCATCATCTACATTTGCCGCTGCGGTTACAAACAAGACAGTTACCGGATTTGACGCGGTGGTTTCCAGGGTTCTGGGAAGCGGCACTGCCCCAATACTCACTTGGATGGTAATTGATCAAAACTAACTTGGGTCAAGTAGGCTCTCTTAAATTCCCAACCTAAATTAGAATGAACTATACGCCGACTGCCCCAAGTCGCCTTCTGTTCGGAGACTCCCTCAACCGGGACATGACTCTGTATCCGAATGGAAATTCGTATACTCTCCATCTGACACGGCCGATCCGGAACATCGAGCGTGTCGAACTGGTCTCGGCCCGGGTCCCAAACACCATGTACAATTTGACGAACGGCTCGAATGTCCTTCAGGTCAACTCTTCGAACGTCTCCCTCAATGACGGTTTCTACTCTGTATACACCCTGGCTACGGACCTTACCGCCGTCATGTCTGGGGTCTCCCTTGCCTACATTCCAGAGGAGGGCCATTTCATATTCTCCGGACCTTCTCAATTTACGATCAAAATTCAATCTTCCCAGCTGGCCACGATGCTCGGACTCCCAGCAAGTACGACCCTCACCAGCACAATGGCCGGTCCCACGGATCCATCGTACTCTGGAAATTACATCCTCAAAAGCACGACCCTTGTGGACATGAGCCTCAATGATATAGTCTATCTAGACATTGAGGAACTCAGGAGTCCTTTCAACGTTGATACGGGTGCCATCCAGGCAACCACCGGAACCATCAGTGGCTCAAATGCCAACAGGGCGTTTGCTCCCATTGCTATGGATGTCGGTTCGGCCTGTATCAAGAATTTTGGCGAGAACAAAGACTACAGGATCGGTGTGGACTACCCGGAGCCCATCAACTCTCTCCAGCGCCTGACCGTCCAGTGGATCGACCGTGATGGGACACTCCTGAACTTTCAGGGATGGAACACAAATTCCTTCGTTCTACGTTTGTACCTAACCCCTGACCCCGAGCCGACCCTGCCACCTCCGCCCCCTCTCGAAGATACCCAGATTCGCCGGATCGTCCAGGCGATGACGATGGTTCCAAAACCCCCAAGGGAAGAGCCGAAAAAGCGCTTTCACTGGTGGCTGATTGTTTTAGTTTTATTGATTCTCATTGCTTTGTACAAGACCTTGTATCGTCCAGGAGTGCCCATACAGGTTCCGAGGGGTCCCATGGTTTCGGGGGGAAATTTTGTACCTCCACCTCTTCGCTGAACCCCTTCTGAAACCCTTGAAAGGCGGAGACTTCAGTTTCTGACTCATACTCCTCTTCATCAATTATGTTTGAAAATTGAGAATCCCCAGGAGAGGACTCCTCTTCTTCTTCAAATATTGTAAACTTTACAAAGCTCATATTACTCTCCAATAGTGTCGACCGCAGACTTTAACGCGTTCTCTGTGGGGTTGGTAGGGACCCACTCGGCCCACGTCCGGGCACACTCATTCATCTTGACGGCCATATCATCCTCAGTTCCCATGTACTCTGACCAGTCCTCCTCGTCGGACTCCTCCTCCCCCTCGTTGGACTCTTCCTCCTCCTCGTCAGACTCTTCCTCATAAGCCTCAGGGTACAGAGTTCCGGTGTGTCGTCCGGCAACATTCCGGGCCGCATACATCAGTCCGTACTTCATATCAGTTGCGACCACGCAGTTCCGTCCGCACGCCTTGGCATAGTGTGCGGCCAGAACTGTCGCCGACTCCATGACTGGCAAGAAAAGCTCAAAGGCTGACTTCTCGATCTCATCAGTGTTCATGGGCCCATCTCCAGTCTTCATTTCTAATCTAAAATTGTCTGGACTCTCTATTTAAAATTTGAAAACGTAACCTTTTGTCCTTCCAAAAAGTTGTAGGACGTCACATAGAGACGGATTCGCACGTTTGCCGGGCTCTGGTTTAGGCTGATGTACAATTTCTGATTCTTAATTCGTGTCAAGTTCACTGACCCACATGGAGAATCTCCCTCAGGATCAAGGCTGAATGAGTACATATAGAACAGACGACTTGGCACTCGCGTGTGAAACTCCAGGGGTTGAATGATCCGCAGGAATTGTGGAGTGCCTACGCGGGGTTCAATACGAGAGACTCCGTTGAAATCCAGTTCTAAATTGTTGAGAAGGTCCGTAGTCCCAATGGTTGTGCTTGCGCTCGTCGCAGTATTGCTATAATCATAGCCGAGCGCGGAGTCATTCTGAAGAACAATGAAGAGTTCCTTGACTGGATTGTAAAAATCTAAAAGACACTGGACATTCGAGACGCCCTGTGGTGCGAAAAACTCCATTCTCTGGACTTGTTCAAATATTTGGAAACGGGACGGCCCGGCTTCTAATGAATAGTTACCGGTCTTCATCTTTTTCTTCTCAGGTTCAGAGATGTATGTATACTCAATGTTTAGGTGAGACGTGATTGTTCCAGGAATAACATAGGCCGGTGTTGTGAAGAAAGTTGATGGATTCCAGACAATTCGGAAAGTAATGTCGGCCCCATCCACCACGAGACCCTTCTTGAATGTCGAGAATGGTAGAGGGATCGTATAGGCTGCCTGTGGAATGACTGAAAACTGTAGATTTTTACCAATTAAGTAGGATAGTCCGGGCTGCTTCCCCTTGGGAACCTCGAGGTCGTACTTCATCTCGATGTGCTCGGCATAGAGACGCTCGATCAATTCTGTTCCTAAATAGAGCTCGACATACTGGAACATGAGAGTCCCGACTGAGTCGAGGACACCATAGTTTGCCGGCAGCTGTGGAAACTGGATGTAAAGGTACATGTTCGTGATCAAGTCCCCCGACTTTGGGAGGATCCGGTGATTCTCGCCCCCGAAGAAGACAGCCTGCTCGTCGAATATGACCTGATCGACCCGCTGGGCAAAGAGCGTCTGACCCGCGTAGCGTTCTATGAAGTATGTCACCTGTGGGTCTCCACTCAGCGAAATGTCCTCCTGGCCAAGGAAGGAAAGGCTTGCGCGCCCGGCCATCTAATGGGGGCGAAGATTTTCCACGGAGATTCTCCACACGCAGGAAACCACCTTAGTCAAACATCAAGCCCGCGATTCCATTCTCGACTCGAAGGATGTTTTGCGACGTGGCGATGATTCTGAACTGCTTGGCAGGATAGAAGGCTGAAGGATTGAAAATGTTTAGTTCGAGGAGGATGTTTCGAATACGGCTCATATTCACTTGCCCGGAAGGGTCACCGCTATATGGATTTGTCGAAAAGGAATACATGTAAAACTGGCGTCCAGGGGTTGATGACCCTGGGGGCATTGAAAAAAAGTTTACATGATGATTGAATGGTTCGATCGCACCAACATACAGTGCGTCTGTACATGATGTCAAAAGGGCATCCTCTCCATTAAATGTCATTCCGATACTCCGAAGGTAATTCCCAGAATAGTCATATGGTAGTGAGCCAACGGTCTGGATAACGAAAAATATCTCCTTGACAGGACCAGTAAAATAGATCGGAAAAATAGCCGTCTGAAATCCACTAGACAAATCGAACGTCTTATACTGTGTTTGTGTGATGACATAATCGAGCCTGTGGCTCTGGAACCAATTAATCTCTGGGTTTGACAGGTACACGTAGTCAGTGATAATGGTCGCCGTTAATGTCGGATTAGAGATTTGGATAGATGTAAGCTCTGAAAAATTGCGAAATGTTATCCAGACCTCTACATCCTGTCTTTCGAGAGCCGTGATTGGAATCGAAAGTTCGGGACTTCCAAAAAAATAAAATGGCAAGTTTGCGTAGTATACGCGTTCGGGAGGGCCGACACTCGATCCCGTGTCGTACTTACCGGTCAGGAGCTGGAGGCCCGGCTGATTTTCGTATGGAATATTGAGCTCATTCCAGATCTCAATGTACTCGCCCGTGATACTTTGAATCGTCTGCCCGCCAATCTTGAGTTCCGCCGATCGAACAAGGTACGTAGCGACAGAGTCATAGTACGCATAGGTCGCTCCGAGGGTCCCGGTAGAGGTGTTTGATGCTAATGGAGCGACCGAAACATATGTCCCTGAAAGAACATTGGCCGTAGTACCATTCACACCGAGCGAGATGGAATATGTTGCCGAAGTATTTGTAATTCTAAAAGGGACCGAGAATGTATATGGTGGCGCGAGACCCAAAGCCACATTATAGACAGGGCTCGTGAACGTCGGATCCGAACTCGTGATGGTCAGACTCGTAACAGCATTGGATGTATAAAACACGCCAGTCATCATGTAGGACATTACATTGTTGAATTGAAGACTCCCTCCGGAAGTGGTGGAAATAACTATAGAATTTGCGTTACTACTAAAGTAAGGGCTCTTGAATTGTAGTGGAGTCGTGAGGGTATTTGATGTTGACTGGAACAGGATGCCGTTGTACGGAAGAACGATCCCGGGTTGTGTATCGGAAAGTACACCGACTTGGTTTATGGCAAAGAATGAGTTGGCGCTTAAGGCTGAGAGGATGCCACGGGTCGAGACGTTCAGGTAGTAGTTCAGCTGCGTGTTAGCCACGAGAGGAATGGAAAAGGCATAGGTCGGATTTCGTCCCTGAAGAGACATGTCGTAGGTGTATAGGATATTTGACCGTTCGCCCAAAACAACATTGGAGATATAGGAAGGGTCCGTAAGGCTCAGTGATCCAGAGATGAGATATTCTCCGTTTGTCGTAAAACTCATGGTCGAATCGGGGTTGAGAGTGATTGACGTATTCGCGGGCGTCACGTTTCCGTACAATGGGACAGGTGCTAAGGAAGTTTGCGAAAGTGAGACGTCAGTCGAAAACTGATAAATATCATTTGTCGGGCTTATGGAAAAGTATGTACCGGGTAGAAGTTGAGTTCCATTTGTTGTTGCGTAAAAGTAGTAGAATAGCGAAGTATTTGTTACTATGAGTGGAATAATGGCCGGTGATGATGGGTCGGGCGAAACGGTCGAATTATACAAGTAAGTGAATGCCGGAGTCACGGGCTCTTTGTCGATGACATCCGTTCCATATCCCAATGACAGAATGGATCCTCCACTGCCTACGCTAAACCCCGCCCGAACCGTATAGTATCCGGGTATAATGAACTGAATACATCCGGTGCTCGTTACAGTATAGACACTCGTCAGCATATCATTCTGTGTCCAGTAACTGCCGGAGTTACTTGTTCCCGAAAAGTTTAAAAATTGCTGACTCGAAAACGATATCGACTGATTAAGTGCCAGATACATTCCCGAAAGGGGATCGACGGGTAAGCCGGCCGTCTGGATCCATCCCGATTGCTCGAGAGTCAGCGTTGGAGTCACGATACCCGAGACTGCGTTATAAATGAGGTTCGATGATGTGGCCGTGCTGGCACTCAGCGGATCGAGACCCCAAAACACGCCGGACAGGGCCGATGTGCCCGATTGTCCCGCGAGGACAATGACATTTGACAGACCGACCGAAGAATTTGAAAATATAAACTTATTTGTGGTTGTTGAATAACTTGCGTACCCTCCGAAATTTGGTGTAAACCATTTGGCCAATGAAATAGAATTGGAAGAGTAGTACTGAAACTGTGAACTGGCCGAGAATGGTCCGGCGATGGTTCCATTTGCCAACCCGAACCATAGGATTGGATAGTTTGTCTTTGATGGGGGGGTGGCCCAGGTCCAGTCATTTCCGGGATTGGTCAAAGCCGGCAACACAACCTTGAGTGTTAGGCCCCGTATAAGATCCCCCTTTGGAGGAATTTGACAGATACTGGTGCCTCCATAGTTTATCAGCTGGTCTTTGAACGGAATATCATATGTCTCGAGAACAAAGGGGGTGTGGCGTTTATAGACTCCAGAAAAGTATGTTACCTGTGGCTCTCCAGTCAGGTATGCATCCTGCTGACCAATAGCGGCCAACTGGATATATCCGGCTGACATTTGTCGCCTCTAGTAAAGACTGAGAGTTTTGTGCGCGCCCCATCACGCTCTCAATTTTGTTTCTAAATTCAAGGAAGGAGATGTCTCTCAATCTCCGAAAGTTTGATCCCAGCAAGATGGGAGATGACAAGGTCTGCGTCTTCATCGGAAAACGTGGAACGGGAAAGTCCACTCTGGTGACGGACATCCTCTGGCATAAAAAGCACCTTCCGGCCGGAATCGCCATGTCAGGTACAGAAGAGGGGAATGGATATTACAAGCAGTTCATTCCGGATCTCTTTGTCTTTGGGGACTATAACAAGGATGCACTCGAAAAAATCATCGAACGACAGAAAAAGCTGTTGGCGATCGGGAAGTGTAGCCCTGTGTTTGTGCTCATGGACGATTGCATGTATGACCGAGCCTTTATGAAGGATACGGCGATTAGGCAATTGTTTATGAACGGACGTCACTGGAAAATTTTCTTTATGATGACGACTCAGTACTGTATGGATATGACGCCCATGATTCGCACCAATGTCGACTATGTTTTTGCTCTGCGAGATAACGTCCGACAGAATCGAGAGAACCTTTACAAGGCGTTTTTTGGAGTTTTTCCAACATTCGATAGTTTTTGTCAGGTGATGGATGCGTGTACAGAGAATTACGAGTGCTTGGTATTGGATAATACGAGTAAGTCAAATAAGATTACAGATTGCGTGTTTTGGTACAAGTCTCCGATCCGCCGAAACTTCCGAGTCGGCGGGCCCGCATTCTGGCAGTATCACCAGCGGCACTATAATCCAAGGGCCGCAGCGGCTTCTGGGGGCGTTCAAGTCCAACCGAAAAGGAAGGGTTCTGTCGTCACGGTCGTGAAGAAGAAGTAGTTTAAAAGTCCCCGGTAGGGGACTTCGCCGCGAGGCTTCGTCGCCACGAGTCCTACGGACTCGGCTCGCTTAGCGAGTCACAGCGAACATGGTCTGGCCCGGCTCATTCACATCCTTCTTGATGAAGTTCTTGATGAGCATGAACACAAGGATGGAGAGAAGAGTGGTCAGCAGAGCAGCCATGACGTGGGCCTGGATTCCGGGACCCTGCTTGACGTACTTCTCGATGACGGCCTGGACCACGCCATACCAGGCCAGGGCAGAGGCGAACGAAAAACCACCGACCAGAGAGTTGAGGCCCTGAGCCTCGATGGTCATGGCGACAGAAGAGATGGACATTTAGTATATATTTATAAAAAAAATGCGCCCTGATTCTTTGTCATTTTTCCCCACTCAGTCTAGATGACGAGGTCGCAGGACCCTCCACCGGCCCCAATTCTGACGTACGATCCGAGTGCCAGCTCGCTGATCACTGATATTCCTGTGACCGAGATGACGGTCGATGAGGAGCTTGCTCATCAGGCTCTGAATCGTACAACGAACGACCAGGCTAAATCGGTGCCCTCTGGGTTATGGAAGCGGACGCGACCTCCCGAGCCAGAAAAAGATGTTGAGGAATCTCAAATGGCGGACTTCTCAACGCCTCTTGAGGAACTCATGCCCGGCCCGAACCAAATGATCCAGAACGAAATGATGGGGCCTCCTCAGCAGGCGCCTATGGTCGACCGCACGGCCAAGTCCAAGAAGGCTTCTCCGAACCCCTTTGGCATGACTGATGACCAGCTTCAGGCGGCTATCGCGGGCGTCGCGGCCGTGATTGCCTTCTCCAAGCCAGTCCAGAGCCGGCTGCGCACCATGGTTCCCAAGTTTGTGGGAGAGTCCGGCGAGGTGTCCATGACCGGTCTCGCCGTCTCGGCTCTGATTGCCGCGCTCCTGTACTATCTTGCGAAGAAGTACGTGATCGAGAAGTAGACGCCTAGCCCTTCACCGTATCTCCGCAGTACTGTCTGTCTCCACCCTTTACATAGACTCCATTCTTTTCACATAAATCTTTCAGTTCCTCAAATTTCTTCCAGAAATCCGACGTGTGATCGTATTCCGGGACGGACATGTGGGCCAACTCATGAATCAGTACATACATTGCCGAGTTTACGTCGTCTCCATCCAGACACAGGTAAATCTCGTATCCCTTGTTGACATTGGACCCGATAGGTCCCTTGTCCTTTGACCAATCGACCATTCCAGTAAGAATGGCCGGTCTCAAAACTCCATGCCATGCCGGGTCTCCTGTAGCCCGAAGCATGTCCAGAATCTTCCAGTACCTTTGCTTAATCTCGGTAAGCATGGGCGGTTCCCTGTGAGTCACTATAATTGTCATGAAAATTACAAATAGGAAAGCAACTATTACCCACCGCCACATGGTTTCTTAATTTTAGAAGAGAATTTAAGTTCGCTTCTTGAAGACGAATTTTGAATACAAATCGGAGATGAGCCCATTGGGCCTGTCGATCATGGGCTCCCATTGGACCAAGTCAAAATTAGCATCGGCAAGGGCCTGAACCAACACATTCGCATCCAAAATTGGTTCCTCACGACCACCATCAGCATAGAATGGGCCATCAATCAGGCGGACCAAAAGACGCGTCGACCCTTTGACAAAACCAAATTCGTTTCCGAGAGAATCCCTGAAGTGACCGAAACGATCGACCATTGCTTCGGCCCTGGCTTTCTCCGGAGCTATACCAATCAAGAGACCGCCCGGCTTGACCGCAACACCCAGAGCCTTGATGGAGTTTTCAAAAGTCTTTGGATCTTCGAATATATAGTGGAGTGAAAAGTTATAAGATACGACATCATATGGTCCAGCGAATGCCGCCTGCCGAATATCCCCTTGCCCGAGAAACCATACGCCGAATTTCATTTCTAGGGCCCGAGCCTCAGCCTCTTTCAGAGACTCTGTATCAGGATCGATCGCCGTGACCCGGGCATTGACCGCCTTCCACTTGTGCCAATCGCCGCCCCTCCCGCACCCACAATCGAGCACATGTGATTTCGTTGGGACCCAGCACGAGATGTGGTCCCTCTTACACTTGTTGTGAAGTTTGCGAAGTTCATCCATAGTTAAAAGAAATACTCCCATCTCTTTTATATGGCTTCCCTTGAGGCGGATTACCTGACGGTTCCCGGGCAGCTTTTCGCGTGTGTTTCTTTCGTCGGTCCTGACCTTCCCCAGAAGAATGACAAGTTTGGCATGAAGATTCGTGGGTGTTTTCCCACGCGCGACGAGGCTGGGACTCACGCCAAGCGTCTCCAGAAGGAGGATGCGATCGTCGACATCTACGTGGTCGATATGTACAAGTGGCTCCTGATCCCCCCGGATCGCGAGCAGATCGAGGACACGCACTATCAGAACGAGAAGCTCGAGGAGATCATGACCAAGTATCGGGCGAACCAGTCACAGGCCGCGGCGATGTTCGAGAAGCGCAAGCGCGATATGATGGCCAAGCCACAGGATGGCGAGTTCCCTTACATCGACCCGTCCGACGAGAACTCCAAGTTTTACACGAAGCCGGATGTGCCGCCGATTCCTCACCCGGCCGACTTCCTTGAGGCTCTCAAGGTTGAGTTTCCCGAGGCGTCGATGGATGAGCTGGTGGCCAAGGCGGACATTCGCGTCGCGGCCGAGGTCCTGAAGCGCAAGGCGACTCAGACCGAGACGACTCTGACGATCGAGACAATTCCGGAGGCTTCCGCGGACGATGAGGTCCCGGACTCTCCCGCCGCTTAAAATATTCATAAATAATAGATAGGGATGGATTTTCTCCAAGCCCAGACACTTCCCAGGGGTCAATTAATACTCCTGGCAATTGCTGGTTCTTTAATTATTTTGAGTAGTTTTTATCTACTACAAGAAGGGCAGTTTATGCCACTGGCATCCGTGGTTCTTATGATGTTTCTGGGATGGCTCATGTTCAAAAGGATTGCTCCGAGCGTATTGAGCCAGCCACCACCCGACCCGACAGCGCCCGCATTCACTGTGTTTCGCGATATGGAGCCGGCAGATCAGACACGTGTGAATGTGTGGACAGGCTTCCTTCAGGAAGACGTCTACCAGAATCGCACGGGTCCAATTGGAGATTTTGTTGGAAATGATGATGTTAGTAAAAATGCGCCGCTATATGCTATCGACTCCTAGCTCTTCGCGGCGACCCCGCTGTTTACAATAATAGGCCGCATATTCATAATAATGACACCGATAACAATACCAAGCAGAATCAGCGCAACATGATTCTCCTTGAGTGCCGCAAGCGGGTCCTTTTTGATTGTCTGTGGAGGAAGAAACATTCGCGGTCGAGGCTCCTCATCCTCCTCGATCCATCTGGTAGGCTCAGAGCTTTCGGGGAGCGGCAGTGGGGCGCTTCTTGACGGGGGTTCGCTTTTTGACAGGAACGGCAAGTTTTCCATCGTCTTCACTACCACTCTCATCACTCTCGCTTTTATCTGCTACAACAAATCCATCTAAATTTCCATCATCATCGGCATCGTCCTCATCATCCTCCTCCTCATCATCATCATCCTCAAAGTTTGACGCAATCTCAGACTCGTCCGAATCGTAGTCGTCCGTTGCGTAATCATCCTCGACCTTCTCGACCGGCTCATACTTCACAGGGGGTTTGGAAATACGCCCATACCGCGTGCGTGTTCCAGACTGGACCTCCGCCGCAACTTGGGCAAGTACATCGAGATTACTACTGTCCGTGGCTTTTGACAGGTCCTGGGTCCTGTGCGACATATTCTGGGAAGTCTAGCATCGTATCGTTTAAGTACTTTGGAAAGAAGTAAATTCCTTGAGAAACAGCATTTTGGTTCAAAATTGTCTCACCCTCAAGACCCAGTTGCATCGAGATGCTCGCGAGCTCCTCCTGAATATTTGAATCATCGGCCCTCCGGAGACCAAGACCCAAGTCCCTGATGGCCTCAATCGCAGTATACAGTGCAGTCGCCGCATCATCTGTTTGTGTCGAAGCCAATTGTTCGAACGCGCGGAGATTGTCCAAAAAACGACTCCAGTTTACCGGGTCCAGACCCGAGTACGGATTGACCATTTTCTCGTACTTTCTGAAACGCGCCTTGGGGCCCATTGGGAAGAATATCCACCAAAAAAGTACCAACAGGGCTACCCACAATAGCAACATTCTTGAGTTGCTCTACTATTGATGGAGGGAGATTATGTTCACGACCCTTGAACTCGGTACACTCCTCATCAAAACACCGCTGAGTGATCCTTCCGGACTTGATGGTGAACCATATATGATTCGACTTGTGTTCCCGTCTGATGTTCTCACAGTACTTTGAATCAGTCTGGGCGTACCAGCCATCGTGCTCATGTCTCTGGACCCGCTTGACCGTCGTATGTTCCTGACCGGCCATATATTTTCGGACATAATCCTGAAGTGACGCCGTGTCCAGTGATTCTGGATCCTCCAATTTTGTTTCAAAATTGCCATAATGCCGGACTGAAAAAAGAGCCAAGGTCTCTGGGGTCTTGGCGTAGGCCGGGTCCACTGGAATGTATGGGTCCCCCGAAGGTTTCTTGTGGGACCATAACATCCGAAGTCCGGACCCACCATAGACCGATGCATCAACCACCTTGTCCCATGGCCCGGGTCCAAGATTTTCAATGATTTTTGATCTTAAATTCAAAGCCTGGGTCCGAGTCACAACAACGGCCGGCCAGTGAAGATGGACCCCACTTTTCAGTGTCGGTTGTCCGTCCTCACCCTTGACTTGACGCACCTGTGCCCTGGCGACCAGACACTTGGATCCGACGACTTCATCAATTATAGAACAAAATTGGTTCAGGTCCTCATCACTCAGTTTCTCGGCAGCCTTGTAGTCCAGGTCCACAAAAAACTTGAATCGGTCCGTCTTTTGCTCGACCACATACAATTTTGATCCAGAATTGATAGCTTCAATATAGGCTCTGTGAAATTCTTCAACTTCGTTTTCCGGAACGTGAAGGATCCCACCATTCATGAGGACATGGGTCGCGGGCCCCTTGGGAACCCGCCACTTGGCAATTGACATTCATATTCATACGCATAATTTCTCTAAGGGTTCAGTCATCGTCGGACGAGTCCAGAAGCCAGGACAGAATATGTTTCTCCTTCTTGGCTTTGGTATTTGCCTCGGCCGGTGCCTTGATCTCCTCGAGCATCTGCTCCTCCTTCTTGGTGAGAGGCTCCACGGGCTGGTCGACCGTCTCTGCTGGAGCATCTGGGGTCTCGGCCTTCTCAGCCTCAAGCTCCCGCTCCTCCTCGAGCTTCTGAATCTCGTGGCACAGCTTCATGAGAGTCAGCTCTTTGGCCAGAACCTCGGGATCCGAGCCGTCTCCGCGAAGCTTGACCAGAATGGTCGCAAGATCGAGCTTGGATCGAGTCATCCTATAGTAAGTACGCGGGACTTATTTAAGAGTACGTAGGCGCACTATCTTCCTCCCGTTCCAGAACACCACTTAGATGGCTGACCCAACGGAAGTGGATACAGACACAAGTTTCCATCGTTTTGCATTATGAGAGAGTACGCCTTTGGAGTACTTGACGTGCCCCCGATATTCCATATAGTAGTCGATGTTCCAGCACGATATATAACCAGGTTTCCATCACTCTGGACTGCTAAAGAATATGCGGCGTGAGGCCCAGACTGTCCGCTACCAGACCCCCATATATAACTTCCATTGTCATAAATACACAAGTTTCCATCAGATTGCATTGCTGCTGTAAAACGTCCATTCTGACTTACAATAGTGGCATTTGTAGTTGCTGTACATGTTAGCATACCATTTGTTGTAGCTGTACATGATACAGAACTAGGAGTCGTAGATCCAGAGCCTAGAGTGGATCCTGGAGCCGGCGCCGAGCGAGGGCCTGGAGCCGAGCCTAGAGTGGAGCCTGGAGCCGGCGCCGAGCGAGGGCCTGGAGCCGAGCCTAGAGTGGAGCCTGGAGCCGGAGAGCCTCCCTGAGTGGCAAAGTAGATACCCACCGCAACACAGATACAGAGGAAAAAAACTGCGATACCCGCGTAAATCATCATGTTCGACTTTGGTGGGGCCGACATTTATATTATTACTCTCCTAAAATAAGTGGGATTATATGGCATAGCGTATACTATAGTCAGTTCCAGGATGTAATCCATTTGGATTCATTTTAAGACATCTCCAGCAGCCATTAGGATTTAGTCCCATTGTATCACCCCCAATACCTGGACATGCAGTCATTGCAGCATTGTACTGGGTGGATGTGGTCAGGCATCCCTGCGTAGGCGAATCTCGAACATTATAGTTGCTAGTTTCCGGACGTGACGGACTACTTGCCGGAGAGCCGGCGACTGGAGAGCCCGTGGGTGGAGAGCCGGCGACTGGAGAGCCCGTGGGTGGAGAGCCGGCGACTGGAGAGCC